TGCGTGCCGCCGTGCTCGCAACTGATCGCGATTTCCATCACCGGGTAGTTGTGGTTGGTGTAACCCATCAGTCTCCTGAACTCACGTCACCGGCCAGAGCCGTGTAGCCCTGCGCGTTGGTACGTACAGGCATGTTGGCAGTGTTGGTTGCGGTCCTTGTCTTCAGGTCGGCCAAGTTCGTCGCCAGCGCGACTTGTGTTCGAAAAGCATTCCACTGGGCGGCCTGGAGGTTGTTCTCGGCGATGATGCGCTTGATGATGGCTTTGAAGGCCTTCCGAAAGCACGGATGTGTTTCAAACAATGCTACGGCCTCGGCAGCGTCCATCGCCGCTTCGTCGGCACTTTCGGCTGTGGCGAAGGTGGCGATTTCCAAGACGGTGGCATTGCGGACCGTATTGGAACCGACAACTGCGAACTTCGCTACCCCGAGCACGCGCAGATTGCCGTTGGCGTCAACTGCCTGATCGCCATCTGTAAGAGCGGGACTGGTAAGGACACCCCAGTATGTCTGGTTGCGGTCGCTGAACTGCTGGTTCGTTAGTGAAATCTTGACAACCTCGCTGGATGAAATTCGATAAAGAGCAGTTGCCATATCCCCACACCTACCTAGTTAATATCTTATCGTCCGACGCATATATAATACATCTATTACAGGCACCCGTTCGGACAATATCTAATGCCTTATTGATATGGCAAAGCGGATACCTGTGCGTTATCAGCTGTTGCAGGTTGAGTCTTCCAGCTTTTAGCAGACGTACATATCTCGGTATATCGGTACTCGGACAAGTACCCCCACCATCGCTGCCTAGAACAGTACGACCCATCTGCATAGGCAGCGTCTGCAGTGACACGCGGCATTGATGGTGCAACTGTGCGACAAATATCACCTTTCCGTCCCGTGCGGCGATATCGAATGCCGCTTCCATCACACGCGGACTGCCGGTTGTATCTATAACAAAATCTGCACCTTCCGGTAGAATGTGCCGTATCTTATTGAAACCGTCCGGCGTGTCATTGAGAATGACATGTGTGGCTCCCATCACAAGTGCCTGTTTCAGTTTCGTCTCAGATATGTCCACACCAATTACCGGATACGCAGATGCCAACAAGCATCCCTGTAGAACGCTGAGTCCGACACCTCCACACCCAAAGACAACAACAGACTGCCCCATCTTGACCTGCGCTTCGTTTGCAACAATACCTAAGCCCGTGGTCACAGCACACCCAAACAATGCCGCAATCTCGGAAGGCACATCATCGGGTATCTTTGTCAGTCTGTTCTCGGACACAACAGAATACTCTTGGAAAGTAGTATTCCAGCCCCCGCCAATATACTCCCTCAGTTCAGGACACCAGTACTTCGGCGGTTCCGATTCTATACCAACACCCTTTCGCCAATGGATAACCACAGAATCTCTAGGTTTCACATGCTTGACACCGGGACCGGTGGCCACAACAATGCCGTGCCCTTCATGACCCAGAGTATGCGGCAGATACTTATCTGGACCTTTTGTACCTGCGATTTCATTCAATTGAGCACCGCATATGCCGGAACTCATAACACGCACCAGTACTTGCCCTACAGATAGATACTCCGGTATTTCAAGTTGACGCAACACAAGCGGACGCTGCTGCTCTTCCAGTACCGCTGCCGTAAAGTATGTCATTCTTACACCGTATTATACTGCCAATCATCGACAATAAGCACAAACTCCTCATCATCTTCAAGCAGCATACTGCGTAGCATCGGGTCGTATACAGTCTGTAATTCTTTTCTAGATGGCAGGCTCATTGCCCACACGCGATTCACTGTACACAGAGAGTCTACGGCACTTTTCGCGTTAATCACTTCCGGCAAACAAGTAAATACAGATGCTGGTAATTTTTCTTGATTTAATACAACAGTACCGTGTGCCCGCAAAGCACCGGACGAGTGCGTTTGCAGGATTTTTGGCTGCCTGTCATACCATGACCGGACTTGTGCGAAAAGGACATCCCAGAAATCCGGTACAACTGCCTGTGGTCCAGATACATCTGCATATTTTGGTGGCGATTTTAAACCACCTTCCGAGATGCAGTCATACGCCCTCTCATCGTATCTTCTCGGGTATCTGTGATAGCGGTGCTGAAAAGCATGGCGTCTATTTTTCCGAGCTGCAGCAGAATCGAATACGCTACTGCCACCAGCATGCAAAATCCCCGACCCATCGAAGTTGTATGAAGCTGATGCACCAAATGCTCTGGAGATCAGCCCCATCAGACCGGATAATGTTAGCCCTAGAGTTGCCATTTGTCTTCCGATGCCGGGCCGTCAGACGATAAGGAATACATCACCATGAGTTGGTGGATAGAGCATTGCATCTACCGTAAAATGCCCTCTACCGTTCACAAGAGAGTACGCCTGTATCTCCGTTACGGAGCGGTACAGTCCGCCTGCCTCTTGTGTGAAATAGAGCAGTCTATGCCTGTAAACGTCCGCAACAGAATCCGTAATATCGAACACCTCGAACTCCGTGACAGTCGACATGAATACTGTCGTATCCACGGTGCCTTTAGTCATCAAATCGGTGGACAACTGTAACTTCTCCGCAGATAAGGCGGCCCCCGCCACGGCACCCATACTGGAATCCAAGCGCCCATTTACCAGTTGCTGAGGTATACGTGTATCCAAACTGGCAATGATGGCACTTGTTGTCTCCACTGCGGATACTGCCTTGCTTAAAGAATAGGAAACATATGCCGCAGGGGCCAGTGGATCGTTAGGGTCAGGACCGTTGGCATCTTCCGTTATCAAATTTCCGCCATCCACATTTATTTTCACAACTGTAGGACCTATCCTGTCTGCTGCTTTTACTCGCCATCCATTAATCAGTCTTACAGTAAGTCCAGTCGCCAGACCCAGCCCAATGCTGTCCTGACCGGAAGCTGCCGCTATTTTCGGTTGAGACAGATTTCGGATATCAGCCATGGCATCGTGGATCGTATCGTAAATCTCCTGCAGAGTAATAGCCGTATACTGACTCTGCAGTTCCATTATCTGAACTTCAAAGTCAAAATCGAACTTGCCGAATGCTTGAATCGCCATACCATTCCACTATCGTAGATTTTCGGTTAGAGTGATCAATCGTATATCCGCAATCTGCATATCCCCACTTGACGTTTCCAGCACACCCCTACGCTTGCCTACAAACCGCGTGCGCACAGACGTACCATCTTTCATTACAACGAGGATAGTCTTGCCCCTATCCACAGCCGGGTCCTGCTCCGATTCTCTGTCTATAGCAGCCAACCATGCCTTGATTCTGGCATCCAAACGTGTACTCCCTTCTTCCACTACAGTCAACTGCGGCTGGCGCACACAAGCGCTTCTATATACAACACTGTTGCCGGGATATGGGCCACAATCCTCCCAGTAATAGTCGCGAGACAGTACCCACGAATCGGCCTCATCGAATATCTTTTTTTCGTTGTTGAGGCGTGCAACTGGAAGATTAAGAATAGACGCTAGTTGCTGAATCTTTGCTTGGGTAACATCGCTGTTAATATCAGCATAGGCCACAAGTCAGTTCTCCTTTTCCATATCCAGGAGAAGTTGCCAAAGTTCCTCTTTCTTATCTTTCTGTTCCTGAATGCCACCCTCGAACATCTTGATATTGTTATCGCAAGCTTCTATAGCCAGTCTAAGTGCAACGGGATCATAGGCAGTCTTGCGCGCCGGTAGTACGACAGCAGACAAAGTCCCAGAACGCGCTAGAGACATTATGTGTTCCCAGCAGAGTTGACGATTATCACCTTTACGAGTCGCCTGCGCAGCCTTACCGCAATAGCTTTCAGCACACAGACCGTGAGCGGGCACAGACAATCTAAGACTAGACATCACTACAGCCCCCACTACTACGTTGCGTTCGAATCAACCGTTCGGATCGCTGGAGACGACAGGCCAGTCGACCCGATGGTACCAGTTGCTTCATACGGGATTATAGGTGTAGCGCCAGAGTCTCTTACACGAATCAACACAGAGATACCACTGCTCTGAATAATATTGTTTGTCTCTGCAGTGGATACTGCAATCCTATCCAAGAACGGCACATATGCGTCATCGTCCGTGGCATACGAACGTACCAAGCGATTTATCTCAAAAGAATCGCCAGACGCCTGACCGGCTATCGGCGGGAAAATAGATAGATTTGTGTCGCTGTTCACGGCGGATACATAGCTTATGCCACCTGCGGTGATATTTCGAACAATATCCCCGACGAGTACAGGTTCTCCTCCCGTGTTCCATGCAGTTCCACTACCTACCATTGTGGTACTGTCAGAGGTCGCGGCCAGCGCACCGGTTGCATTAGTTACAGCCGTAAGCGTGAAAGTGGCTCCACTAAAACTGCTATACCTGTACCTATCTTCCACTGCAAGACCTGTATCCAGTACCCTAACAGCTGCACGGAGAGTATTAAGCCCGTCTGGATTATCCAGTTGGATAGCCGTATTGCCGTTACCATCGTCAGCTATAACGAGCGAAGTAGCCCCAACTGTATTAGCGGCCAGATTGAACGTCGAATGCTTCAGATCCCCACCGACAGCGGTCTGAGACGGCAGCTTGAGAACAGTGCCGTTAGTATCGCGTTGTGCTACAAATACAGCATCGCCTGCGACAAGAGATGTGATCGTCACGGGTACCGTATTTGGCGGATTCTGTGTCGCATTGTCATCATCAACCAGCGAGAAATTCTGAGTATCGGCTGTGGCTATGTTTGTCACATAGACACCGCGTGCACCGAAGAATTTACCGCCAGCGAATGTCCCAAATGGGGCAGCTTTCGGTGACTGAACCGATGTAACCGCCGTACAGTTGGCGGCAGTCAGCGTTGCCGTAGTTATTTGCTCCGCTGTCTGAAAAGTTCCATTCAACGCAGTAACCATGACATATCCGGTAGCCCCGGATGCCGTAGCTGACGCAATAATACCCTTAGCAAGGGACGTACCGCCCGTGATAACTTCACCAACAACAGCATTCCCAGTTGCCGTGTTGTAATCGAGTCTAACCTCTATCCCTTTATATTCTTGGCCAGGAATTCCGAGGTTTGCCCCGAGGTCAATATCTGTAGTCTCGCCACGCCGCATCCGGTACTGGAGTACTTCGTATACGTCTTCAATCAACTCACCAGATGCATCAATTTCAATAGAGTAGTTTTTGGCCCCAGCCCCGTTGTTCAGGTCTCTGCTGATACGACCAAAGTTGATCGTAACATCCGATTGAGGGGCAACTGCCGCACCGATTGAAGATACTGTATCAACAGTCGCATTGGCCCCAGAAGACACACCCTGTATTGCACCTGTAGTGACATTGAGATTGCCCAACTGCATGATATCCAGGTCTGGATCAGCTTGCGTGCCGTTAATTGCTCGTATATAACCCTTCACAAGACCGCTTTGAGTTATGACTTCACCGAGCGTAAACGCCGCATCCCCAGCAGAACAGTTCAAAAGCCGTGTACCGTCTGTGTTATTGATATCTGTAGCAGTCGCAAACGCGATAACCGAATTACCGCCGACGGAGGACGCCTCAAAGTTATCGTATAGCGTACCCTCTTTACGCGCAAAGAACTGCACTCGACCGTTGTCGATAGTCTTACCGACTTCTCTAGTTGGAACCAGAATATCAATTTGACCAAAAGAGCCTAAAGCCGTATTGGTTTCCGTAGCGGACGCATGCTCGGGTATTGGACCGAGCGAACCGCCAACTGCCGATGTATCCTGCAAGGCGTAGATTTTCGTATCCGGTGTCCCGACAACCTGAGCATGCAGAGTACCAAGAGTCTGGTACTGGGACCATACATTTTCCCCGGTTGCTCCACCGGCACTATGGAATGTGGCCGTGAAATTGCCAGCCGCTACGGAATTAGATACTGTCCATGCCTCACCGTTATTATCAAATAAATCACCCGCATCGTCTGGTCGGATATAGACAACACCAATTTCGGAGCCGTACCGCTCATCCCATCCTAGAATTTTGCCAGTATCCCCCGTAGTCGTCCCCGTGATGGTTTCCCCACGGTCATTCGCCTCGAACATGGTACCAGCGCCAGATGCGTTATATGAGATAGCAACAATTTTCCCTGACCAGCCCGACGTCTGAAGAGCACCGCCACGGATATACTGCAAGGATGCAGAATCGATAAACCACTCATTGATCATCGTAAACTGGGTAGGTGTCTGTGCGGACAGAGGTACCTGATCGTCCATCTGATTCAAAGCATCAAACAGGTCCTGCAATTCCGAATACATCGTCTGTGTGGTATAAATCGACGTCCCAGACGTGTGCCGTATGATCTTATTTGCGTAATCTATCGAAAAATCGTCTAAAAAGGCCATTTAACTCACCACTACCGCCACTAGACATAGGAAAACTGTCCCCATCAACGCTTAGTTTACCCGATAGCCAGACTATTGAACGTTCGTATCGACAGTCAGGGCAACTGTAGCAGTGAGCCCAGACGTAGAAATAACCGCAGGGGAATTAAATGGGAGATAACGGGTATCGCCAGGAGAATTCTTACGTACTCTTATGATCACAGATTTCGGAAGACCGCCACTGGAATACGGCTCGGTTGCATTACCCGAACCGTCTGTCAACTCATTCATATATTGCTGCCCAGTAGCCGCATCAAAAACACCAACCCTAGCGTTTTGAATACTATTTGCACCTTGGTCCACGACAGTTAGAGTCATATTGACAGATTCGCTGAAAGTGACTGTACCGCTGACTATTTCAGCCGTTAATCCCGTCGTTCCCCCTACAATAGATATTGTAATATTTTCCGTATCCTCGTAGCGCACTGCCAAGGCTGCCGTTCCGAATGTCAGTGTATTAAAAGAGAACGGAGTCCCAGTCGAGTCTCCTATCACTATAGAATGGAACGCCGGATTGATAAACGATGATTTCTGTATATTGGTCAGATTGTTCCACAGAACCGCCCCGTCGCTTGTACCGGCAACCGAATTCAAGAAAAAACAGTTACGCACAGTTGCCGCAGCAAAATAGATACGTCCGCAACTGTCGAATGTATTGCTGAACATTTGATCGTTCGCATCACAATTTGTCAAATCAATGGCATTGGATTCGTCCGCACGGATACAATTTCTAAACGTTGTACCGTAGATATCAAAGTCATCGACAGTCGCACCCCTGGTAAGTCTCCACGCCTGCCTATCGACCCCCGATGAAATTTCAGTGTTTGAGGCCACAAAAAAGGAAGGCCCTGACCGTCCTGCGTCCGATCCCACAACCACACCAAACGTACATGCCGTTGTCCCGCTCGCTCTTACTATATCTAGACCGTAGTAGTTCAGGTCATCCTCATCGGCGTCTGGTATGGCTTTTACCCTATTGGTACCGTTATGGTACATAGGCGTTACCCACACCAGATTTTCCCCGATACTGCTGAAGTCCGTAGTCGCTGAGCCGCTTTTATCCCCGATCACGAACTTACATTGGCAGAAAAACTGCCCACCCCGTTCTATAATCAGGCCCAATCGCCTGGTTTTCGTTCCCCAGTCCCAATTTGCAATCTCCGCAAAACCAGCCCCGGCAGTGGTGTTCGTCCCCGTGACACGTATCTCCCCGCGACCGTAAGCAATCTGATCAATTCCAATATTCTGGCCTTTCGCGGTGCCTGTAGTTGTGATAGTAGCCCCAAAATAGCGTATGCTGTTAAGACTCATACCGCTACCACCGAAACCGGAACGCGTCTGGCTCGGGTCAATAACATACATCACCCACCCGTCCGCATCCGATATCCCGAAATCGGAACCACCCACGTAGTAAGTATTGTAATTGGCCGTTGTTGTCCCCAACTGAATTGCTAATCCACCCGCAGCTATGGTATCTATAAGTTTTGGGGTATTGCACCTCAGCCAAATAAAGATAAGCATGTTCTCAGCAGCACCGCCAGTATCGAAATCAATACCCGTGCCATTATCGAACCACATGCCCTTAGTTACTGCAGCACCGGACACTGCTCTGGACATACAGCCGGTTGTAGACCCTGTGCGCTGAACCCAGAAATCGGACTCGGCCGCTGCCGAGCCGCCAGACCCTATGTCGGGCCAATCCGTAGTTTCGCTATCCGCTACATTCAGAACTGTAAGATCGGTTGTTATAGAGAGCGCCATCGGCGTCTAGTCTTGGGCAAACGTCAGAGTAATGTTTATCTTGTCTCCATTATTCTGCATAGAAAACAGCGTTACAAATTTCTCGGCCCAATAGAGATTTCCGCTAGTGCTTCCTGTCACGTAATAGCCATAGACAGCATCTGCGCTACTCTGGCCTGTACAAGTAAAGACTCGTTTTGAGTGTGTGGCGAGTTCCGGAGAGTCCCCAGATATAGCCCAGTTCGAGGCACTCAGAGTTATGGGGGTATACCCCGAAAACGCAGCCTCTGTATACGCGTCTGCGGTGTCGTCGGCATGGGGGGATTTATCGTTACTGTAGAGTCGCAAGACCAAGTCCTCGGCCGAGGATTGGTTCGTCAGCAGTTTGAGAATCTGCCGCTTTGCGCTGTTGGCTATAACAAATGCCATTTCAAATCATCCTCAACTACCGGATTTGGGGGCACTGGCTGGCTCATCCTCAACGACCTGTCTCACAATCAAACCATTTGCGTCTCTTTCATAACGGACTGATTGTTTAGATTGCTTTGGAACATTCACCACAACATCTGCAGGTTGCACTCTCACATCTGGGGATTTGTTGTCAATGTGAACGTCCACTTTAGGGTCTGGGATATTTATATGCACCTGTAGTTTCATTTCACGTTCTGGAATATTTATATTCACCGGGTCGTTTCTAAAGTGAACCGGCATGGTAATGTTGTGTACAGGCGCTTGAGACTGGTACGGACTAAGTGTTCCATCTCTTCCCACTAAAACCGATGAAACGTTGGCTGCTGGTGCCTCTATGGGAGCCGGAACGTCTATAACTTTGTTCGGGTCATCGGACTGCCCACCACCATCGACTATAGCAGTCTCTATCTTCTGCGCTCGCAGGTTCAGTAGCTCACCACGGAACTCATGCAGGGGTACAATCTGTTGCGCAATCTCAAGGTTCTCGCCAGCCTTACCCATGTACTGCGCAATAGACCGTGCCTTCAAGAGACCAATCTGGGCTTTCTCTTTATCAGATTGTTCGAACAACGTCGGCCATGTGACAACATAGTCCGATTCCGGCGACGGTAACGCACCAGCACGTATAAGACGGTCTACAAATTGTCTGAGTATTACAGGTTCTGCGAAGTTTAATTGGCGGTCCGCAATCTTACCATTCCAGTTGACTTCGTCTTGTGTACTCGCCATCTTACCTTGCTCGCTGCCGAGTAGAATACGCTGCGGTATTCCGGTGGCCGACGAGATTAATGCCAGAGATACACGAAATGCCTCATCTGGTTTTACGTCGCTAGGCTCCAAGGTCTCAACACTGTAGCCGTTGACATCGATAACTCTTCGCAGTCCGTGGATAAGCTCGTCCATCATTTCTGTCAGAGCATCATTATCATCAACTGGGTTGAACCCTTCTTTACTCTCAAGAATCATGATTCTTTTTGCAGCCTGCCAGAATATCTCTGCTGAGCCACCAGCAATCTTATCCACATCGTAAAGACGATTAAAGACGGCACGCAATCTCGGGGTACCGTAGATGTCGTCTTCGCGTAACCCTTCTGCTACATGGACAACGCGACTCCAGTGAACTTGTATCTGTTGATTGGTTCCAATACCAGTACCATTGGATGCCACAGTCAGGGTGTACTCGTCCGGCAGTCCGAAACGCTCCGACTTCGGGTTGTTGTCCACACTGGCAATATCCGCAGAACCTTCGGTAAACGGCGTAAGGTATAGGATGTCATCAACGCTCTTGAGGCGTGCCATCGGACGTGCCATGTCTTTCTCGTTGCGGACGTCCGACGAACCTATCAGTAGAAGACCGTAATGACCAATACCGGCAAGCTTGTCCACACGTTCTAGATAGTGAAAGACACGGCGCTTTTTAGAAAACTGGGACCATGCTTTCTCGAAATCCGTAAAATTGTTGGGGTCCGAGTCGTTCGATAGGATCGGAGGTCTGCGCCAAGTGGATATAGGTGCTGCGTCTATGATGCGTGCGGCGATATCACCGCGCTCGTATGCGCCCATGTATTGGTCAAAACTTATATTACGCTCGTAACCGAGGACGTCATACAGTGACCTGTCCCCCGAAAACTGGTTACCCAGTTTACTGGCCAAGTCACGCCTCGACAGTAATGCCGAGATATTCGCAGCAAGCTTCGAAATGTCTTTTGCGGTAGTCGCTCTCTTGGGTACTTTGGGTGTGAGCGCACTTTTCTGTTTGGGTGCACTTTTCTGGATAGCCACGGATACATATTAACACGTGGCTGTCAATAACTTCCTCTTACACGGCCACGGTTTTCAGTTGGTCCGAGAATACCCTATCGCCTTTGTGAACATCTGGGGGCTTGTCACAGCCCGCACAGTACAGTGTCAGCACAGGCACATAGTTCTCCCACAGGCCTGTTGTGCGGTTGTACACATTCATCATGACAGCCTTGGCTTTGATACGCGCACCAGTTTTTCGGCAACCGGCGATGCCGAACTCTGTTTTTGTGTGATTTAGTATGTAAAGGTAACTCTTCGCAATAACATGCTGTGGAATCTGTGACGGAACGGCGCGACTAATGATAGCATCGAACTTTTTTTTATTCTCGTTCATTCATCCTCTGATGATGTAACAAATTTCTTGTGGGCGCGTTTGAAGCTTTCCATAGTGTCTTTATAATCCACCCAACTTTCTATCATCTGGACTATGACACCGGTCATAGAGATACCGTCTAATGCACATTTAATTTTCATTTTTGCATGCAAGGCACGTGGTATCAATATAGTAAATATCTTTGTGTCTTTATACGGTGCTGGCATTCCCATTCAATGCATTCTCCGTTTATTCAACGACGTTGCCTGAGCTAGTACACTCGCAAGTTTTGCTGCGACACTGTCTCCTGGAGGGGTGTCCTTGAATGCCCCATCCGCTGTGAAAAGCATCTTTGGCACTGCCGGCTTATCTACTGAATTGAGCCAGTTTTCCATTAATCGTATCATAACACTCCGCATGCTGGTATTTTCTAGTGCACACGTGCTTTTCATTTTTGCATGTAACTCACTCGGGACCGTCAGATTAAACGGTTTCGTTTTTTCGCTCATACATCCGCCAGTATTTTTTTAATTTAGAGTGTCGTACATATTACGTACTACGCAAGTACAACACAAACGTTAAATCACATTATAACATACGGACACCAAAAAAAGTCCACACAAACCACCAAATTCATGCTACCCTGAGCATAGAGCAGAAAAGAACCCCAGGCACCGTGCACATAATACGTTAAATAACGGTATGCATGTATGACAGCCGTACGTACACACGTGGCACAACCCGGCACGATACACCTATAATACATGTATTATATATGTATTAATACATGTATTATACAGCCACAGACGCACGGCTCTGGTGTCTACCCCACGCAAATAGCACTTCCATTCAGATGCGGTTTGTGGTATTCTTCCCAAGCTGTGCTACTCACACCAGAAATAGGCCCGCACATCGCAACCAAAGAAATTCGCGCTATGCGCTGTATGAAGTGCGAGCACACATGGATTCCACGCCTTTCTACAATGCCTAAAATCTGCCCAAGATGCAAATCCAAGAGGTTCTGGCTGCCGAAAGTGCATGGCGTAGGTCGCAAGCCGCGAATTCGCGATAAAGAGACATTAGACCAGATTTGACAACACAAAAATCGTACCCACCAGTAAAGTCACCACAAATTAGCATACCGAAACCCCCTCAAGCGCCAAAAAAAGGACAGCCCGTTGTAGTTGTCGGCACATCTGGCGCATTGTCAAGCGGAAGACCGCTTCCATTCTGGCAGGCACCGTTATCCCTCATGGAAAGCTATGCCCGCCGCGCACTGGAAGGCAATTTGCCGAAAGAAGGCCGAAAACCATACCCGATTCACAACTGGCGCAAGGGACTGAGCGATCCATTGTTTATTCGGGACCGCTTCAATCACGCACTGAAGCACATGATCAAGATCGGCAATGGCATCGAAGATGATGAAGACAATACGCAGGAAAATATTGACGCGATTTCTTGGTGGGCCGGTTTCATAAATGAGGCACAAAGATTGTACCCTGAAGCTGTAAAGAGTGCATTCTACTCCGAGTGTAGAGAGGAGTATTCCGATACCACACCTTAAACCACTAGCCGACTGCAGAACATATCACAAGCTTCTGCACAGACGAGCACGTGTCGTGCATCTAATCAAACTATACGGCTGCTTCGTTCAGGACAAAACACGATGGGACAGTCTGCAAGCCACTTGCAAGCTGTGCCAAGAAACGTACAGAGCACGGAAACGTGCAAAAGGAGGTGCAATATGAGTAGACATGGTAAACCCACTGTCTACCTTTGACTAGCCGGGCCTATCGCAGGACTGCACTACACAGACGCGGTGCAGTGGCGCGAATACGCCGCACGCAGATTCTCAGATGTCGGCATTGACGTCAAATCTCCGATGCGCGGGAAAGATTATCTCAAAGGCAAGACACTCACAAACCAGGGATACGATACACACCCGTTGTCCACGCAAAAGGGGATTGTTGCGAGAGACCACTATGATGTGCGCACTTGCGACGTGATACTCATGAATCTACTGGCAGTAAACAAGGTTTCTGTCGGGTCCATGATTGAGGTCGGCTGGGCGAGCGCCTACAAGAAACCTATTATCACCGTGCTCGACTTAACAGATACAGAGTCACCGGCTGCACATGCCTTTGTCAAAGAGCTGAGTTCGTTCATTGTATCTGATTTGGAAGATGCAATAGATATCGCGATTTCCATATTAGGCACCTGAAGATAAGAGCATTGACAAACGTACCGTTTGTTGTGCTAAGATGCTAGAGAATTATGCAGACGTAGCTCCAAATGGCAGAGCACACGGACGTTAACCGTAGAGTTGCAAGTTCGAGTCCTGCCGTCTGAGCTTTTACTGTCCGATAGCCAAGTCTGGTTAAGGCACATCTCTGATACAGATGCATCCGAGGTTCAAGTCCTCGTCGGACAATCAGGAAATTATTGCCCGTTGGCGCAGTGGTCTAGCGCGCTTGCCTCATAAGCAGGAAGTCGTCGGTCCGAATCCGACACGGGCTATCGCCGTTCGTTCATCGGTCAGGACTAGACTCTTATAAAGTCTGTAGCCAGGTTCGATTCCTGGGCGGCGAATTCCGTGCTGCGGGATGCAAGCGAGCGTACGCACTAACTCGGTAGCACCAAGGGCGAGCCTGACCTTAGCCGAGAAGTGACAGGCACCCTCGCCGGTATCATCCCGGCCAGCCAGGTACGAACCGGCCACAAAGGAAAGAAAAGACATGCATTTAAAATGTCAGTGCTGCGGATTTGAGCAGGACTTCATTGACGGCGAAGACGCTTTTAATATAGGCTGGGACGCGCCGCCACATTTCACCCAAGTAATTTGTTGCAATCTATGCCCAGCATCGTTTATAGTACTTGGGAGAGACCACTCCGCAGCGCATAGCCGCTGGGATAAGAACGGTCGGCCCACAGATTTCGGGTCGGATTGCATCTAAAATACACAGTTTTAAGGTTCGAGACTTTAATTCACCGGGAAGTGGTCTAACGGTAAGACACTACCCTTGGAAGGTAGTGGTTTTTAATTCGCTGGTGCCGGAGGCACCAGCTCACAGCTGATGCTCGTTCGATTCGAGCTTTCCCGACTGCACTTCTATAGTTGCTCTCATAGCTTAATGTAAAGCGGTTGCCCTGTAAGCAATCAGATTTCGGCTCAACCCCGAGTGAGAGCTTTTTTCTCCTGAGAAAGGAAAAAATGTGCCACTATTGCCGCAAATATGACTGTATCTGTTTCCAAACCGGCACTGTACAGCCACCTGAAAGCTGTGGAACAGATACGAGGTTTCCTATGCCAGAGATACCGTACAACTACTGTTATGGTTCCGGTCAGGTTCTGCCTAGCCTAGATGCGTCTTGAGATCGCCATACCAACACCAGCACGTGCACCGTCCACTAGAAGGTACCGCACTGCCCACACCAGTGCATCCATGCGGTTAGGGCTGCGCTTCCTATCTTCATCACCGGGCGTGTATGAAATCTGCTCGCTCTCCAACTCGGAAAGATACCCGCAGTGATGCACTAATCCCCGCTGGTACTTCGCCACTACTGGGACTGCACGCTCATGTTTCTTTGTATGTGCATGCATGACATGTAACCGGACGGTCGGGTCAACACTGCGTATGATGGACTCAACCATCTTGCCACCTTGATTGGACTCAACAACCATGACAGTCGGAACACTGTATAAGTCCCCATAGAAGTTATACGCATCCACAGCCGCTTTTGCCCATGTTTCGGGTTTGCCATTCTTGGAACAGTCCGCCAGAATATATGCATGCTGCGGAGCACCGCGAACTGGCATTGTCTTTGCCGCAACAATGATGCCTGTCAGACCACGGGACTTGCGCACTGCAGTGTCTTCTATGTAGCCAGTCTGCGGGTCCACCGATACAGTTATCATTTGGAAGGATGGAAGATTTAACTCACCGTCTTTCATCTGAAAACGGTGATTGTCTATCATCGCGTAGTTCCACAGCGCCCCTTCCATATTAAGGACTAGATCCGCATATAGTTCCTGCCTTCCAAGATTTGTGCCCTCATAGTCCGACATTTCGCGCAGGAAGTCCGCAGACAGGTTCGATTGGTTCTCCCACGTGTTACCTTTGATAACTATAATATCGTTCAGACCCTGTGCATGGTGCTCTTGTGCACGCTCCAATAAGTCGATTAAAAACGGCACTGGTTTGGGTGTTGTAGATATAAGGGTCTGTGGGTTATTACCGCGCCGCATGGTAAACCGCAACATGTCCCAGACCTCCTGTCCGTACTGGAACTTACAATTGTGCGTTAAGATATCGTTCGCGAAATATTCTGGACAGTCAGCTACTTCAAAGTTGTAGACACGCTGTCGAAGCGGTGCCTGTCTGACGCTCACTACATACGGTGCCGCATCGCTTTGCACTTCGGTACGTGACCCCACATTTTCTGGAACATGTAAGAGTTCTCGGGTCGTCAACCCTGAAGTACGTGCCACAGACCGCACACGATCTTGGCCCACGACGACGGGCATATACCCTCCCGACATTACAAGCTGACGATTTGCAGGACCGCGAACAGTAAATGGGACAATCATGTATTTGTCCAAGAAATACCTTGCCGCAGTAACCACACTGCATCTCTTTTGTATAGCGCATTTCCTTGCGGTATTGACGTGATCTACAGGTGCCTGAGCAATACTTTGTGCGCTCGCCTCGCGTAATACAAACTTGGCCGCAGTTTGCACAAATAATTTCATGCGGCTCTCTAGCAGCCCATTGCGCGCGCTTGGATATAACTCTTTGTTCGCGTGTCCAAGCCACATACCCTTTAGGGCGTTGTAGTGCGTGCAGCTTCCGGTGTGCAGTTGCCGTAAGCATTTGAAGATTTTCGATAGCGTTGTTGGTTTTATTCTCGTCTTTGTGATGTATCTCCATGCCGTCTGGGATAGGTCCGTAGACGGAGCGGAAAATGGCTCTGTGCAACAGTTTTCCCCTACGGTTGCAGTAGTAGCCGCCATTAAGCCACCACCTGCGTCCTCCCCAAACGGTACTAGGCTTGATAATGCATATTTCTTGTCCCATCTACACAGTATATCTCCAAATACGAGACTTCTTATTTTAGTGAAACCTTGCCCTATAACCCAGACAGGATGACTGCCAGTTCCACAAATAATTCCGCCATCAGATAGTTTAACTTCATAGACAGTCTGGTTTCCTGTAACCGATGTCGCCGTAACCCGCCGCAACCCGCATCGTGTCCAGACATTCGTCCCAACGCAAATTCTCTCAATCGGTATCTTGCCAATTTCAGTTTGAATCATTGTCCCCGCTACTAGACAAAACTCGTCTAGCCACGCACCATCGTGCGATGGTCCGCGCAATTGAGCCGGTTTTTCAGCAGAATATAGCGAGCATACAGCACCGTAACTTTTACGGTTCGGATTCTCCCATGTCAACGTCATTTTTGTGGGTGAGTAGTGCGGAGTATCCCATGGTGGACAGATTTGCTTCAATCCGCTACCTTGGCGATATACATTTTCGACAACAGTATCCCGCAGGTCACGTGCAGTTTCAGCAATCAACGCAATATGTTTCTTCTCACCAGACTCAATCCACTCTCTTACCGTTTCCGATGCCTGCCTCGTTTTTCCCCCACCCCGGCCTGAGAGGAGAATAAGAATCTTCCAAACCCCTTTCGGTGTGCGTTGCTTGGGTCGTGCCCAGAAACCCCACTCATACTCCAGTGCCATCTGCTCCTTCTCAGTGAGACTGCCTAGCCATGCCGCACGCTCGGACAACGATGCACCCTGGCATTTATTACCGTTCGAATCGCGATAGATACCCGATAAGTACTCGGCCGGTGAGCAGTCTTTGTACCTGGACGCAATCTGGCGTGCTATTCTTGCTGCGACTTGTTCGGCGGACTCGTCTGGATGACCCGCACGAATACTAACTTGGGTCATTGCCACTATTCTCTTGTGTGAGTAAAGGCGGGCCGGAGTTTCCAGGTTCAATATCAATTACATTTCGTTCGGCCATTTCATTAAGCCGCGCCGTGATACGTGAAATTGGCTTGGCGTCGTCGGGGTGGATATCTTCGGCACGCATCTCTTCTTTATCGCGGTAACTGTGATCTATCTTCTTTGCGTGAAACATCAGCAGTAAATTATCGTATTTCTGCCGGTACCCGATAATTTGGTCCTCTGGTCCGAATTGAGTTTGGACTTTTCCGATAATGGCCTCGCGCACACCGTGAATTGCGCGGTCGTGTACCGTTTGCCGGACTAAATCAGAATACTGCTGGATAGCATCTTTCAAATGTTCCTGGTACCACAAGTCCAACCTATTGCGCCAACTACGCTCGGTGCTGAGATTGATACCGGCAGCCTTACAGGCTGTTGATAAATTACCGCATTCCGCAAACGCCTTCAGGAAATTGACTTGCCGTGTACGGCGGATGGCGTCTGCGACCTTGACCGGTGTATTGACTTGCCATGTAATAGGTTTGCTGGCATTGCGCACCACATCTATATCTACTTCTGGTGGTATGTCTTTATCGATGTCGTGGTCCGATGCCAAGTCCGGGTCTAGAAAAATGGCATCATCATTGTAATGCGTATCTTGTTCAAAATCACTCATATGCAAACTATTACTTGACTGAAACGGCGGTATAAGTATACCATGCGTGCATGGAAGGTATAAAACAACAGTCGTGCCTGAATCCGCTATGCGGTACAGCACATGTATACGCACGTGGGCTTTGTGCCGCGTGCTATCAAGCCGCTTGGCAGCAGGTAATGAGACAGAATACTACCTGGGAAAGCTTGGTTGCGGCTGGGAAAGCCGAAAAGCGCGGCAGAAAGACCCGCTCAGCCAATACGTGGTTTCGAGACAAAAACAATGAGCACTAAATACAGTTTCGTACTCATCAAACCCGGTCGAGAGACATACTACTCCATAGGGCACTGGTTCACTGCCGAGGATGCGCGTAATGCTGGCAATGAAATGGCGGGCGAATTGCCAGACAGTCGCATTGTTGTCATCGAAAATCGTACCGACGAGATTACCAATAAAGAACAAACAGAGATTGTCCAATGAATTACAACACAAAAACTGGCATCATCGGAAGCCAAAAATCGTTCGAACCGTACGTACTTAAAGAGCGTTGGATGTGCCATGAGTGCCAATTGTACTTCCCGAAAGGGCACACCATACTTGCCAGCAAGGATTCTCGCGGTATTGTTCGCAAGAAAGTCTGTTCTGATGACTGCCGCCTAACGTTCGATGACAGGTTTTGGCAGGAAACTATATACCAGAAACGGAACGAATGGCGACCTGGGTGTTTGGCTGGTAATACCCATGAAAGTCTATCAATTGCCGAACAAAACAACAATAGTCAGTTTGCTGCGAGACAAGCCGAGGTAATGGACGAGATAGTCGAGATAGACCAGTACACCGATGACGATAGCAATCTGTACGAGTGCAGTCATTGTGGTAGCCCAAGTTGCCACGGGGACTGCCCAACATTCAACGGATTCTAAGGATACGTATATGTGGAAGGAAATCTAAAATGGGCAGTAAATCCGGGTATTTCGAGCAACACGCCGATGGCTGCCAACGCCCCATGGGCGGGGAGTGCTCATGCATACCGACACGATTCCCACCGTCTAAAACCGCTCAGAAAACACTAACAATCTACACAGCCTCCAGGGCAAGCATTCCTGCGCGTTCAGCGATGTGGCGTCAGCTACGTGCTTCGGGTTGGCCCATTATTTCGACGTGGATTGATGAGGCTGGGGATGGTGAGACAGCGGACTTTACAGAACTATGGGAACGGATATTCAACGAGATTCTTCTAGCAGATGCTCTCCTACTGTATGCCGAAGCCGGAGACTTCCCACTGAAGGGTGCTTTGATAGAGACCGGTATCGCTGTTGGAATGCGGAAGCCTGTGGTAGTATGTTTGCCTGGTGTAACATTAAGTGGCAGAACGTACAGACCAATTGGGTCTTGGACTCGGCACCCGTCAGTCAAGGTTGTTAGCACCCTGTCTGCGGCACATGAACTACTATTCACGGGGGAACTTAACAGTTATGTATAGATGCGGAAAATGTGGACAATTATCTCGCCCTGGGGAACCTGCCGAGCACTCCATCACGGAAACTCGTACGAAAACCTATCCCTACAGAGAGTTTGCCATACGTGAGGGTCGCGGGCCTAAAAAACGGTGGATTGCGGACGCTGGTGGCATTGGTTTTGAGACAGTATCTGAGAGACTAGTACACACCGTATGCCATACTGCGGATTAAGTCTAAAACCTGCTGTGTAGTATCTTCGAACAAACATGTTGCCACTTTACTTGAGAGCACCTGTAACCGTGGATGTTGATGAGAAAACTCGCCGAGAGAAGGCACTGCTGTATGCTCTAGTTGACAAGATAACTTCGAGGGCACTGGATATGGCAAGATCAACTGCTGCATCGCAAGTGCGCATGGACCCATCAAAGCGCGGCGAGTCCGTTGTATTATTGGAAGATGAACTGTCGTCAAGAGTCATCGGCCAGCCCCAGGCAGTTGACTGTATGGTACGCGCATTTCAGACACTCGCGGCCGGACTGAACCCTATCAACAGACCAATTGCGGTCATGATGTTCGCTGGTGCCACAGGTGTGGGCAAGACACGGCTTGTGGAAGCCACTGCGGAAGTTACGCTTGGTAGTCCGCAAGCAGTCACCAAGATTGATTGCGCAGAGTTCCAGCACAGTCATGAAATATCTAAATTAATTGGCAGCCCCGCAGGATACCTCGGGCACCGCGAGACGCCACCATTTCTAATGCAGAAAACTCTGGATAGATTTCAGACACCGGCATACCAAATCAACTTTATCTTGTTTGATGAAATTGAAAAAGCCAGTGATGCCTTATGGAATCTATTGCTT